GGGCAAAACCGCATACGTGAACGGCGAAAAAATCACGGGCGCAATCGAAGTAATCAATGAAACTGCGTCGCTCGATGTAGATAACGCAACATGGAACAGTGCAAAAGGGGCGCTGAGAAATGGATTTTGTGCGCAAGGCGGGCGTTTAATCCTGGAAGAGAATGTCATGGTCTATCTTGACATCGTCGGCTCAACGCTTGGCAACGCCACGGCAGCAGATGTTGCGGCGGGAAAAACCTTTACTTCTGCCAACGGTCTGAAAATCACGGGCACAAATAGCGGAAGCGCTTCTCCTACGCTGCAAACAAAAAGCGTAACGCCCTCTGAAACAGCGCAAACCGTTAGGCCTGACACTGGGTATGATGGGCTGTCTTCCGTGTCCGTAGGCGCGATCAGCAGCACATACGTTGGTAGCGGCGTTGCGCGACAGGCTGCGCAGACCATTACGCCGGGTACATCCGACAAGACCATTGCGTCCGGGCTTTATCTGACTGGTACGCAGACCATCAAGGGTGACAGCAACCTGACCGCCGCGAACATCGCAAAGGGTGTGAGCATCTTTGGCGTGACTGGTACACATGAGGGCGGCAGCACGGGGGGAACTTGCACCGTAGAAATACAATCCCCATCGAACAATAGAGTATTTTGCGATTTTTTTGTATACAACAATGGTGAATCCTGGATTAATTACGGTATGCCTGGAACCGGAACGTATACGGTATTAGTCGGAACCGTTATGGCGATGAGTGTTTATTATGCTTTTGGTGGTGGGATGACATATGAAACGACGGGACAAGTAGAATTGGAGCATGAAGAAGAATATTTACAAGTATTCAAAGTCAATGGAGATGGCACGATTACAATAACTGAGCAGGAGAGCAACTGATGAAAATTTCTATCCGCCCCGCGCCCCCACAAGCCTTTGCAGAAGGCGAATGCGGCTGGTGGAAAGATGTGCTGTATAAGTCGCTGATTCCTGCGAATGTGTACACGCCAGAACAATATGCTGATGGATGGGAGGAGGAAGTCCTATAAAAGTAAAGCTTTCTGATTTTCTTTTTCATGTTGCGCAGATTTCCGCCGAGCGCCCTGCCTACGAGCTGGGTGCGGACGGAAGCAATGGGAAGTGCGACTGCATTGGCCTTGTAATCGGCGCGATCAAACGCAGCGGCGGCACGTGGAATGGCACACACGGCACAAATTATACGGTCAGAAATGCAGTTGATTATCTGAAGGAGGTTGCCTCTGAGGATGAATTGGCCGTTGGCGAACTGGTATTCAAAGCCCGCGAGCCGGGTACAAGCGGTTATGCCCTTCCCGATCGGTATGATGAAAGCCCTGACCGGCGCGATTATTATCATGTAGGCGTTGTGACGAGCGTCGCCCCGCTGACGATCACCCACTGCACAAGCCCCGGCGGCATAAAGGAAGACACGAAGCTGGGTGCGTGGGCATATCGTGCGTGGTGCAGCGAGGTAGAGCAAAAGGAGGATATAATCTTTATGCCGTATCCCATGATTGTGACCGCGCCCAGCGGAAAAACGGTCAACATGCGCGAGCGTCCCAACCTGTCTGCCCCGCTTGTAAAACAGGTGAAAATCGGCGAAACGGTTTCGGTCGTTGATGAGTCCGGCGAATGGTCAAGAGTAACGTATGACGGCTATGCCGGGTATATCATGACAAAATACCTGAGTGCGCCCGTCAATGCGCCAGAGGGCAAAATTTTGCCCTATCTGTACGCTGCGCGCGACGCGATCAATGCGGCCATCCAGGCGGCTGGGGGGGGGGCCTGACCGTGGAGCAGCATAACGATGAGGAGGAGTAACGTATGAAGATTTCTATTCGCCCCGCACCGCACAGCAAGGGCTGTGCGGTGGCCGGCCGCGAATGGTGCGGCAAGTTTGACAACCATAGCGATCGCTGTGCAACCGGGTGCCCTGCGGGCTATTGCTGCGAGATGAAGCACTGCTGGGAGGTCGGCGAAAAACTGCGCGACATTCTGGTATCGCGCGGCCATGCGGTAAAGATGGCCGACAAAAAGTACCGAAAGGGCGCCACGGAAGCCAAGGCCAGCGAAAACACTAAACTGGCAATGGCCGACCTGATGGCCTGGGGGCCTGACGTGCACGTCGCGATCCACACCAATGCAAGCAAGAGCAAAGACGCGCACGGCATTCGCATTGGCTATCCGCAAAAGAAATACGACAGCGTGCAGGCGCGTCTTGACGCGAGCCGCCGTCTTGCCGACTGCGTGGTGGCCGAAAACAAAAAAATCTATTACGCGCCTGGCTGGGTATCGAGCACGGACAGCTATGATTTTTATGAACTGAACGTGCCCAAGTGCCCGGCCATTTATATTGAAGGCTGCTTTGCCAACAGCAACCTTGACGACGCGAGATGGTGGCACAACAACATGGACGCCATCGCCCGAGCTTACGCCGACGCGCTGGAAAACTGGTGGGCAGGCGAGGGAAACCCTTTGCCCGGCACGCAGCCCGAAACGCCTGCGCCGGAGACTGATAAGGAGCCGTCTGAAACGGCAGGCGTCGCGCGGATGAAGGCCAGCTACAAGTGGCGTCTGAGGCTGTGGAGCGACACAAAAATGAGCACGGCGCTGGCGACGATCAGGCACGGCGTGGATATCCTGCTGCTTTCTAAGGAACCGGAAAACGGCTATTACCATGTCACATATGAGGGCGTGGAGGGTTATGTGGATGCAAGGTATGTGGAGAGGGTGAGCTGAAATGGAGCGCGAAATGATGCAGCTGGAAAGAGAGATCGCGGATATCAAAAAGGACGTAGGCGCCCTGAAGGAGCAGACGAAGACGCTGTTTGGTTTTCAGAAAGAGCAGACGGATCTGGCAAAGTCTGTACACTCCATGGCTCTGAGCATGGAGAAGATGGCCAACGAACAGGGGCACATGAGCAGCGATATCAAGGGGATTCGCTCTGATGTGGACCAGCTCAAAAGCAAGCCTGCGAAAAAGTGGGACGCAGCCGTAAATAAGGTGACGATGGCTGTCCTGGCCGCGATCGTCGGCTTTATCATGGCGAAGCTCGGTATTGTGTAACAGGAGGGATGAAAAATGGAGTTTGATATCATTTCTTTGCTGCAGGAGTATGCGGTACTGCCGGTATCGGCGCTGTGCTGGATTGTAGGCTATGCGCTCAAGCACTATGTGACGAAGCTGCCCAGTAACTATATTCCGCTGATTCTGGGCGCGCTGGGCGTTGTGTGCGTCGTGTGGATCAATATGTCTGTGTCGTTTGAGCTGGTGTTTTCGGGCATATGCAGCGCAGCGCTCGCAGTATGGCTGCACCAGGTAGGCAAGCAGCTCTCGTCGGAAAAAGAGAGCGCGTAAGGAAAGAGGGTGAGGCGAACGCGCAACAGGATCAGCATCATGCATTCAAGTGACTTTAAGCGCTGCCGCGAAAACTGCGGCTTAACGCCTGATGAAGGGGTTGTCATGGATATGCTGCGTCGTGAGTGCAGCCATGTACAGATAGCTTTTGCATTACACGCCTCGACCGCTACCGTAGCACGCAGGCAAAAGAGCCTGTATGCAAAAATAGATATAGAGTTATAAGGATCATCCCGCTCTCCGTGATGGGGAGCGGGACGATTTTGTTTTTGGAGGGAGTGGCAGATGATAAGAAGATGAATAAAACCTGACGAAAAGGTGATAAACGGCGCGGCCAGAAATGTGGGACAATGGTCACGTAAAGAAGGGAGGCGATACCAATGTTCAACAACAGGTCCTATCCTTACGGCGGCTATGGCTCCAATTATCCGCAATACGGCAGCATGGAGCAGCAGGGTATGTATCCTCAGCAGAGCGCGCAGCCCATGATGGGGATGCCGCCTCAGCAGACGCCTCAGCCCATGAGCGTACGCATGGTATCCAGCCGTGAGGAGGCGCTTGCCGTGCCGGTTGACTTCATGGGCAACGCCATCTATATGCATGATGTGGCGCATGGCAGAATCTATCGCAAAGTATGGAATGTGCAAAGCGGAGCAGCGGAATTTGAGGAATATGGCGCTCTTCCTAAAGCGCCCGAACCTATGCCGGCGCCCGTTCCTGCGTATGCGACGGAAGCTCAGGTAAGAGATCTGGAGGCGCGCTTTACGGAACTGGAGAGCTACATCAAGAACAATGTGTAAGGAGGGATGCCTATGATCAATCCTTTGGGGCTGCTGCGCATGCTTCAAGGCGGAAACCCGATGCAAGTATTGTCCGGTCTTGCCGGGCAGAATCCGGCGATTCGGCAGATGATACCGATGGTTCAGGGTAAAAACCCTCAGCAGCTGCAACAAATCGCGGAGAACATGTGTCGCGAACGCGGTATGACCTTTGACCAAGTCGTTAAACAGCTTGGCCTGAAATAATAATCTGCAAGCCATGACGCTCAGGCGGCTATATGGCTGTAAGATAAATATAAGTAAAGGAGATGATATGGAATATGGCAGATAATGATTTTGCGACCGGTTATATGTGCGGTCAGTCTGATGGCGGCGGCATGATGATGCTCAACGGCATGGCTACGCGCGCTGACATCAACGAGGGATTTGCGCTCAACAATATTACCAGCGGCATTACGGGCATTCAGCAGGGAATCTGCGACAGTACGTATGCCCTGACCAACGGCATGAACAACGGTTTCCATAATCAGACGGTGGCCACGATGCAGGGGTTCAACGGTGTTGAACGGGGCTTTTGCGACCTGAGTCATCAGCTGAGCGACTGCTGCTGCGAAAACAAACAGGCGATCGCAGACCTTAAGTATACGATCGCGAAAGAGGCGTGCGACACGCGCAATCTCATGCAGACGAACACCCGCGATCTGATTGACAACCAGAACAACGGTTTCCGTGCGATCTTTGACCGCATGACGCAGAGCGAGATGGATGCGCTGCGCGCCGAAAACCAGAGCCTGAAGTTCCAGGCCTCGCAGTCCGCGCAGAACAACTATCTTGCGGCTATGAGCGACGCGCAGACTGCCGAGCTTATTCGCAGACTGCGCACGCCCGATCCTATTCCGGCGTACACCGTACCCAACCCCAATTGCTGCTACACTCCGCGCTGTGGTTACGACGGCGGATGCGGCCAGCGCTGGGGCTGATGCAACGCATGAGGCAGGACAGTTTGGCTCAGCCATTCCCTGATTAAAAGACAAAAAGGGGCCGGGCGGAGCGCTCGGCCCCTTTATGACGTAAAAAGGAGGATGATTGGAATATGATTAACGCTTTTATTTCTACGCCTGTTGTGGTAGCGGCTGACAGTTCGATTCCCTTTGCGGGCAGCCGCGCGCGGACAAACAACTCCTGCGCCTGCAACGGCGGGTGGCTGCTGCATCAGGACGGCAGCGGCATATTTACCATCAGCAGGCCTGGCCGATATCTGGTGCAGTTTGGCGCCACGGTGACGGCCGAGGTGGCGGGACCTGTATCGGTAGCGCTGAGACTGAATGGCGAAAACATTCCCGGCGCTGTGATGGGCGAAACGATTGACGCGGCAGATGATGAAGCGAGTATCAGCCGCGCGGTGATTGTGGACGTGCCGTGCTACGCGACGTTTACGCTAAGCGCTGTAAATGTTGGTGCGGATGATATCACGATCAACAGCGCGTCGCTGCTGATTGCGCGACTGAGCTAAAGGGGGTGAAGGCATGAGCTATGCAACATGGCAGGCACTGAGAAAGGCCAAGGAAGGCACTGAAATGCGCAGCAGGCGGCGCATAGGCTTTGGGGAGAACGAATCCCCTGAAAGCTATGACGGACGCGACAGACCGCGAAATAACGGCAATGGCGGCGATATGCGCATGGAGAACCGCGAGCGGATGTATGGAGGCGACACGAGCCGGATGGGCACGGACTGGCGTGACCGGCCGCGCGACAATGACACGGAAATGCGCCAGCCCTGGCCGTATCCTGGCCAGCCTGTGTGGCCGCAGGGAAACAGCCAGGGAGAAAAAGGCAGGTATCGCGAGCGACCTGGGAGGCTGGGATATCGCCAGAAGATAGACGACGAGGAAGAGGATGATGACGAAGAAGATGACAAAAGTCGCCGCAGAAAAAGCGCGCGCGTGGGTGGATCGCTGTGGATGGAGCCGGAAGGCGCAGCCATAGAGCCGCTGACAAAGGAGCAGGCGCACGAGTGGGTGGACAGCATGACGGCGCCGGATCCGAACAACAAAGGTAACGGCGGGAAGATTGGCTGGGAGGAAGTTAAGGCGATGGCGGCGAAACACGGCATCACAGACGAGCATAAGCTGATTGAGCTGTATGCGGTCATCAACGCCATGAAGAGCGACTATGCCAAGGTTGCTCAGAAATACGGGGTAGCGTCGCCTGAGTATTATTACGATCTGGCCAAGGCTTTCATTGATGACAGTGACGCCAAGCTGCACAAGGTGGCACGGTACTATAAGTACATCGCTGCAAGGTAAGGCGATGAAGATCTAACGTAATAGAGAGAGATGCTGGCAGCAACGCTGCCAGCATCTTGTTTGCATAAATTTTTGCACAGCAGGCTGTATAAAGAAAACGAAACGCCGGTCAGGGATACCCCGGGGTCAAAAAAAGGAAAGAACGTAGGGAACGCGAACCGGGAGGGTTGCGTCTTAGAGAGTCTTTGGGCAAACCTCAAGGGTGGGCTGAGACAAATTACAAAAATTACAAAACGAAAATGGATTTTGTAATTGAAAAAATAGTGCGCATATAATGAAGTAAAATTTCAAATTACAAAAATTACAGAAATTACAGAAAAAATAATATAGGGTCAAAATTTTTTGGCAAAAGCGATATAAAAATATAGGGGGTATATGTTCAAAAACTGTAATTTTTGTAATTTCTGTAATTTTCCTAGGAATATCAACAAAAATTGAGTTTTCGTTTTGTAATTCCATTTGTAATTTTGTAATTAAGCTTTTGCAGCATGCCATTGAGTGACTACCGTTTTGACTACTTTTCTATAGCAAATAGACGACATTATATAATATATGCATTTTCATAAAAAACAGAAAAAAGGGCGAAAACAAACAAAAAACCACCGAAAACGCTTGGTTTCGGTGGTTTTACTGGCGCGCCCCGCGGGATTCGAACCCACGACCTTTTGATTCGTAGTCAAA